GCAGCTTCCATTGCCCTATCAACATTTCTTTGCTGCACATCTTCGGGAACGCCAAACACCGAACCACGCCAAAACTTTGTACGGGCTAGATCGTTCACAGCATTGACAGGCTCTGCTGATCCGTAGCTTGAACCTGTGCCCAACGCTTTCAATGCGCCAATCAACCTGCTCGGCACTTTGGCAAGTTCTTGCGCCATCGTTGGCGGTGCAGCCGTAGCGCCCTGATACGCTAGCGCCGCCGCTATGCGCTCTTGGTCAGTCACGATTACGCTCCGAGATCGCTCTTGCCTTCGCGCGGGCATCCTCTTTACTGGATGCGCCCCACGCCTTTAAAGCTAACGCCAATCGAGTAGGTTTACCGTTTTTTTCCATCGGGCCAGGCATATTGCCCATGCGAGCAAGAAAAGACGCGCGACGCGGGTTATCGCCAGCCTTGACGGGAGGCTTTAGCGTGCCGCCAGTCTCCGCGTGATAGCTCGCCCGTCCCTTGGCGTTCAAGCCGCCCTCGGGGTTTTTACCCTCGCTACGCGTCCATGCTGCGCTCATTTGTTCTCCGGTTTCACAGTCTTCGCAGATTCGCGGAAAGCCTTCGCGGTCGGCGCACCGGGATCGCCAGGCTTGCGCATCTTCTCGCCTGATCCATGCTTAATCCGTTCCTGCTTGGCTAGGATGTTGGCATAAAGCCCCGGTTTGTTCATCATGCTGAGAAGATTCCAACAGCAATGACAGTCGCGCCTGCGCCGGTCGTGATTTTCCACGGGCCGGTAGCAGCAGCCATATTCATTTCGACGCTATAAACGCCAGGCACTAGCGTAGCCGAACCCGTCAACAGCGGAATGGAAGTCGATCCATCCAGCACCGTCACGGTTGCAGTCGCCACGGTGTTGACGCTGATAATCAGCCTGTGCAGATAGTCGCCTTTAGCGCCCGTACCGCCCAACACTTGCGCGGTTTGCGATGCTGCAACAGTCTCATACGCATATGCGTACGGGTTAGAAACGCCACTCATATTCTTGCTCCTTTAGGTTTAACAGTTGACCACATATCGTTAAGGGTAACTGTGTTTTGCGGGCCTACCATCAGAGGCTTCTCTCTGTCCGGCGCTCTGACTACCGGCTCTTGCTTCCAAGCTATCGCCATCATACGAAAAGCATCTGCGGGATGGCTAGTCCAATCGTGTCTCGGGGTCTGTCTGAATGCCTTCTTGTCCTCGTCATACTCGCGTTGATACTGCTTCAATGCCTCGATGCCCTCGTAACATTTGTTGTCAAACCAAGTGATCGGGAGCATCTTCCTTACTGCCTGAATGCCGTCTTGGATCGACAGATCAGGAACGATAGCCAGCGAGGAAATGCCCAAGTGCGCCCCAAGCTGCTCAATGATGGACTTGCCGCCGCTGGCAAGGGTTTTGGCTTTTGCGTCGTGCGGGAGCCAATGCTTACCATAGCGATAACCTCGGCTCTCAATAACCTGCGCGAGTTCTTCAATGTTTGCGCCCGATACCGAGTAATGGTCGATAACATGGATTTCTCCCCGCAAGACTTGATACCACCAAATCGCCGTATCGTCCCGATAGCCCAAGTCCCACGCGGTATGCACTGGCACGCTCGGGTCAACATCAATGCTTGTTACACGCCCTTGTTGCTCGAGTTCTCTAAATTCTGTGCCGTAAAAAGCTCCGAGGATTGCAGCTTCGAATGAGCATTCGTACTCCTGCAAGTACTGATCCTCGGACAATTGCGCCCTGGCTGCTGCAAGCTCGGATGGAGGAAGCAGCCCCGACGAAGAAGCGGGCAGACGCAGCAGGAACCATTCGTGAGGGGAACGAATGGCGTTTTCATAAATCGACCAGAACTGGTTTTTACCCTTGGGCGTACCACCAAACACCGCCCACCCCTGCTTGTCAGACAATGCCGGACGGATAACGTTGCCCCAAACGCTCGGTTTGAAGTCGCCATACTCGTCCATGTAGATACCGTCAAAGCCAAGACCGCGCATCGCGTCGGCATTGTCAGCACCAAACAGCCTAACCTTCGCCAAGTTCATCAGCGTAACTGTTAGTTCAGCCTCGTTGCTATCGAGGATGATCGGCGCAGCAAAGGTCTTGAGATAGTCCCAAACCACCGACTTCGCCTGGCTTCGGTACGGAGCAATGTAGCCGAACAGCGGGAAAGTTGACCTACAAGTAGCCGCTGCCCTGATTACGTCATTGATAGCCGCTACTGTCTTGCCTGCGCGTCGATGAGCGACTAAACAGCCCCATCGCTGCGTGCGGGCATGGAAGGGGAGGAAAGCCCGTCTCGGCGCATAGGGAAGGATTATTTGGGATCGGCCCATCGGATTATCATCTCCTGTGGCCCGCCCTCATCACCTACGTTTTCAGTCCTCGCCAAATCAGGAACGACCTTTTTCAGCAGAATGTCCGCTGCTTTCACTTGGCTGTTCGACAGCTCAATCTCGCCCTCAACGTGCTTCAAGAGGCGATTCATAATCTGACTGGCTTGAATCTTCTCCCGCCATGAGTCAGATAAAGTTATCTTTCGCTTCCTCGCCGCCATATCATTGATTTGTAACGAAAATTGTCAACATACTTAGTTAATCTTTAGGTACTGGATAACGCAATTCATCCTGCCCTGCAAATGGGCTTTTGCCTTGCTTGATTCGACCTATTGCGAACTGTTCTGCTTTGGAATAAATCTCAGGGGTCGGCTCATTCCCTGCGGTCAAGTGCTGCAATTCTTGTTTCGTTAGGGTAGGCACAATTAGCGGGTGTTCAACTTGCTGGCCATTGTGTTCAAAGATAGACGAAAGTTCTGTTGCCATGCCATCTTGGGCGGGCAGTTGACCGAAATACCCTTTGCCTTTAGCCGTGAAAGGATTGTTTACTGCCTGCTCATTGCCGTGTCTCATGCCATAAGGCGCAAGCGTCTGTTCAGACGGATACGCTTTCAGCAAAGCAGCAAGACGCGCATTGTCAGCCACGGTGCATCCGTTTCATGGCTTCGGCTAACTTCTTGCCCTTGTCAGCAGCGTTGAATTCCTTCGCTACTTTGACCGGTACGCCGACCTTCTTGGCGAATTTTGGGTCGTGAGCGGCCGCCGCCATCATGCGGGCTTGAGCAGGGGAGTGACTGGGCATGATTAGTCAAACTGATAATTAAATCTGATACCGGACTCACCACGACTAAAATTCTTAATTTTTTGCTTGAAATCAGGGGTTTCAACAGAACCGACAGCACCTCCACCACCACCATACAACTGAAGTTGAGCGCGTTCAGAGAATGGAATGTTCAACATTGCTTGACCACCTCCCGACAAGATTTTTGCGCCTTTTTCATTCTCAAAGCCGCCGCTTCCAAACATCCGCAACGGACTACCGGCGACTCCTTCATAACTTGGCTGATAGTCAAGGTTCAAAGACTTTTGGATTTCGCCATGCCTTCTAAGTGCTTCAGCAAGATTTGCCGCGTCTCTGTCCATTATATTCTCACTTGAGGAAGCGTAACTTGTAGAGGGTTGAATCGATCTGATCCGCAATCTCATCCACGATGTTCTGAAGCTGGCTTTCTTCGGGCAAATCCTTGCGAATATCGTCCACGAAGTCTTTAATCTGCGTCAAATACTTAACCGGCTCGGTAGCCAGGTGGAACTCTTTGGGGTAGTTTGTGATGATGTCGTAGCACCCCTGATAAGCCTCTGCCCACTTGTCGGCAAGCTCGACGATTGCGTCGTAATACTCACCAAGCGCCATATGCTGGGCGAAACTCTTGGTTTGCAGGTGCATGAAATGCGTTACGGTTGCCGAGTGAAAAAGAACACTAACAAACGCCGCCGCCGATTCGTTGTATTTCGACATTTTTCACCCTTTTTCAGCAATAACCCGATGTTATTCGGGATTTTTCATGGTGTCAAGCCCGTAATTTGACCATTTGGGCAATCATGATTTCTACCGTATCTTTCACGCCCTGCACATCTCGAACGATTGCCCTGCACCCCGTCCATTGCAGCGCAAACTTTTGTTGATCCTCAGTCTCCTTACCTTTCGGCCCTTTGACCTCAACTAGCCATGTAACCCCTCCAAAAGCGACGAGAAGGTCAGGCACGCCCTTTCCCATCGCGGCAAGGGATAGCACCGCACAGCCCCGCATTTTGAACTCTGTGACGATTTCCTGATGGTTAGCATCGACTTTAGCGGCGCGTCTCAATGGGATGCCTTCTCGATTGCTTTTGCCGCTTCAATTTCTGCCATGACTTCCGGCCCGGTCTCAATCGTGATCCGCATATCATTGACCAGCAATTCCAAACGTACACCGTCAGAAAGTTCTGTTTCGGTGTAATCGCTTTGCGCTTGACCAAACGCAAGAACAGCCGAACAAATGCCATGCAACACCTCTAAAGCTTCCCGCCCTTTTACCGTCGAAAATTGGCACATAGCTGCTCCGTTTGTTGTAACAATTCTTGCTCTGTCCCGTATCGCTTCTCGAATTCCTTGCGCCAGGGATGCCGACTGACATATTCAGGGGTATTTTTGCCGCTCCTGTGGTGCGTCGGACACAGGC